TAGAAAAAATATAGTTGTAAGATTAATGTCTACTATTACTAATGAAAATACTGGTGAATCTATTGAAATGCCTCAAGAAACTGATATTAAAGTTACACCTTATGTACCTAATAGATTTCCAATTGTTATTAGAAAAAATATAAGTACTAATGAATTATTTGGTTTATCTGATGCTGAAATGATTGCTACTAGTCAAAAATTAAATAATAGTATTTTAAATAAAATTGCTGAAAGAATTTTAAAAGCTGGTTCAATCATTGCTTTACCTAAAACATTAAGAAATAAATTGAAAGTTGATAATAGCGAATTGAAACTATTATATTATGATACTCCAGCTGAAGCTAATGGTATTATAGTTAAAACATTACAACCTCAACTTGGTAATGAAACTTATTTAATGGATAGTGCTTACGCTACAGCTCGTCAAACTTTAGGTATTACTAATACATTCCAAGGACGTGAAGATAATACGGCTATAAGTTCTAAAGCTAAACAATTACAAGTTCAACAAACGGCTGGTCGTTTAGAGTCTAAGAGAGAAATGAAAAAAGCTTCATTAGTATCATTATTTGAATTAATGTTCCAATTTATATTAGCATATAGTTATGAATATCGTGGTTATTATATTACTGTTGAAGGTGAAGAAGAATTCAAATTATATGATAATAGATTATTCTTAGTTGATGATGGTGAAGGTAATTATTTCTACGATGATGAATATACATTTGATATTGATATGAGTGCTACATTAGAAAATGATAGACAAACAATGTGGGAAGAAACAAGATTAAACTTCAGTTCTGGAGCTTATGGAGACCCTCAAAGTTTAGAAACATTAAAAATGTTCTGGCAAACTATGTTGAGATTGAGCTATCCTGGAGCTAAAGAAGCTTTAGAATATATTGAAACAAGAATTGATATTCAATCTGACCAAGCTGAAATTGAAAATATGTATAGACAACGTGAATTACAAATGAAACAATCAGAAATTACATCTAATGATATGGCTAAAGATAGAGAAGCTCAAGCAGCGGCGAATCAAGCAAATGCTAAGATGTTAGCAGCATTAAAATCTAATGAATAGTTTTGAAACTATTTACATATAATATTATTAAGAAGGAGATAAAGTTCATGGAAAATGAAATTACGCTTGAAGCATTAGAAGCTATCACTAATGCAGATGACACGGCTGATAATAGTGTGAAAAAAATTAAGGATGGAGTAAAGCGCTACTCTGAAAGACTTAATAAAGATAGAGAAAAGATTACAACTGATGTTGAAAATCAGTATAAATCTAAGCTTTCAAAAATACTTGGTGTTGAGATTAAAGACTTAACCGAAGAAGCTATTAATGAAGCATTAAAAATTAAAATCGAAGATAGTGATGTCGTAAAAGAAGCTAATAAAGTTATTGAAGCTAACAATGCTAAATTGGTACAAGAAGCTTTAGATAGTAACATTTCTAAAATCAAAGCTTTAAATCCAGATATTGATAGTGCTGAAAAATTATGTGCACATCCTAAATATGATGAAATTAAAGCTAAAGTTGATAAAGGTTATGAATTATATGATGCTTATGTATCTGTAGTTGGTTTTAATAATAATTCTACTGGTTCTACTCCAGTAAAAAAATCAATCGATTCTAAAACAATTTCTTATGTTCAACCTGAAACTATTAGTGATGCAACTTTTGCATTTTATCAAAAAGCATTCCCTAATAAAACTAAGGAAGAAATTATTGAAATGTATAGAAGAGATAATAAATAATAGGAGGAAAGTTTATGGAAAGAATTTATAAACCTACAAACTCTGGAACTCAAAAAGTTAATGGACAACCTAAAAAATCTACTTCTGTAAAAGTTAAAAAATCTACTGGTAAAGGAAAGTAAGATTATGAGTAGAGAAGATTTATTAAAAAGTAGAGGATTTAGAGATGAAAAACATTTACAAGAATTCTTAGAGTCTTGTAAGGATGAATCTTGGAAACAAGAGTTAATTGAATATTTTGGAGATACACCAAAATCAAATAAAAAATCAAATAAAAAATCTAAAGAAGTTGTTGAAGAAGTAATTGAAGAAGAAGTTGTTGAAGAAGAAATTCCTGAAGAAACTGAATCTGAAGTTATTGAAGAAGCTTCCGAAGAAGAAATCAATGAGGAGGAATAATAATGATAAAACTTTATAAAACTCAATTAGAGTATGATACTGAAGAGTTTACTAATGGTTCTGCTGCTATCAGTGCAGGTATTCCTGTTGCATTATCAAGTGGAAAACTAGTTGCTAGTACTTCACCTGATTATTTGACTCTTGAACCTTGTGCTGCTAGTGAAGAAAGATGCTTAGTACATAAAATTAAAAAAGATGAATTATATAGTACTATATTAAGTGCTGATGGTTCTGCATTAAATGTTGGAGATGCTGTAACTATTACTTCTACTGGTTACGCTACTGCTACTACATCAAGTGGTATATTTAAAATAGAAGAATTTAAAGATGCAACTAAGGCTTCTGGTTCTGTAGTTGTAGGAAGATTTATATAGGAGGTAATTATTAATGAATACAGGTTTATTATTTACTGTATCTGGTGATTTAGCTAATAGTATATTTTTCAAAGATTTATATGCTCCATTAAAATCTATCGTTATTGAAAAATATACTGAATTTGCTCAAACAGATACATTTAAAGAAGTATTTAAAGAAGTTATGTCTGATTCATTCGCTGAATCTTATACAAGTATGACTGATTTAATTGGAGGATTCGAACAAATCTCTGAAGGTGGAATTCCTAAAATCTCTGAAAGAATGGAAGGTTATAAGAAATTTGTTGAAAACTTCAACTACGCTAATAGCTTCGTAGTTACAAGAAATGCTATTGAAGATAATAAAATTAGTGGAGCAATCAATGGTTTAACATTAATGATGAGAAATTATTGGTTATCAAGAAATCATGAAGCTGGTGCGTTCTTAGTTAATGCTGTTAGTGGTAATACTACTTATAAAGGTAAAACTATGGACATTACTGCTGCTGATGGTCTTGCATTATTCAACACTGCTCATACTTCAAAAGTTGAAGGTGTTGCAACTCAATCTAATAAATATGCTGGAGATGCTACTGAACAAGCTCAAGGAATTTACTTCAGTTCTGATTTATTAGCTAAAGCTGAAACAGTAATGCAAAACATTAAAGATGATAATGGTGAAATTGCTGGTATTGCTCCAGATACAATCATTATTCCTAATGATGCAGTATTAAAGAAACAAGTATTTGGTGTTCTTGGTGCTGATAAAGTACCTGAAACTGATAAAAATGCATTTAACTACTTAGTTGGTAGATATAATGTAATCGTTTCACAAGAATTAAATGCTTTAGCTACAGACCATATATTCTTCTTACTTGATAGTAATTATAACTCAGTTGTTGATGGTTTAATCTATCAAAATCGTGAAAACTTAAGAGTAAGAGCTTATACTGAAGAAAAGACAGAAAACATTGTATTCGCTGGTGCTGACCGTCACTGCTACTCAGCAATTGACTGGAGAGAAATCATGGCATTCAATGTTACTGGTGGTTCTGCTTTAAACTAATTCAAGTTTGACATAATTTATATATAAATGAGATACATTAATTTGTATCTCTTTTTTGCATATAATATTATAAAGGAGGAATAATCATGAATAAAGATTATACTTGGGGTGATATAGTAGTAGCTACTTGTAGAAAAATGTTTCTAAATAAAGATGCTATTACTGTTGCTGATTTGCCTGATTTAATAGATGATAGAAATTATTCAACATATATAAATATGGCTCCAGATGTTATGAATGAATTAATGGTTATATTAAATAATCGTGTTTTAATAAACATAGATTCTTTAACTATAAATCTAAATGATGTTAATTTAGAAGAATATATAGATAAAGATATAAGTGCTTATGTATTTGATATTCATCAATATATGGAAGATAATGAAATAACTAATTATTTATATACTGAAGTTATTCAACATACTTATATAAAATGTGATAATTTATTATTTGAAGAACAAGATGGAAAATTATATATTGATAAAAGATTTATGAATCCTACAAGTTTAACTCTAACTATTAAATATAGAATTATACCTGAAAGATTTACAACTACAACTCCATGGAATACATTAATAGATTTACCTTATAATATATGTGCTATTGTACCTTTATATCTTGCAAGTGAATTATATAAAGATGATGATATTTCATTAGCTACAGCTTATCGTAATCAATTTGAAACTGAATTAGATTATATATCTTCACAAATGGTTGATAGTTTAGGTATTGAACATAGTAGAGATGTAGGTGATTATTATGGCGCATAGTTTTGATATACCTCAATCTCCAACAACATATAATTATACATTTACTGATTTTTTAGGAGTAGATTATAATGACCCTTTTGATATGGATGTTAGACATAGTCCTAAAATGAATAACATGATATTAGAAAATGGTTATTTAAAAAAGAGATATGGTTTAAAAATTAAAATGAAAATAGATGATGCTCCAATTCATGGTATTTGGAATTATGATGTTCCTGGAGATACAGCATACGATGAAATATTTTTAATTCATTGTGGAACTAAGTTATATGAAACTGATAAAAACTTCACAACTAAAGCTTTATTGATGAGTAATCTAAAAGATGTTGATTCTTGGGGAATGTTCCTTGGAGATAAATTAGTAATATTAGATGGTAAAAGAGCTATAGTATATGGTAAGTATAATAATCTTTATACTGCTAGATATATGGATGAAGTTGCTTATATACCAACTACTACTATAGGTTTATCACCTGATGGTTTTAACGGAACTCAATATGAATCTGTTAATTCAATGACTCAATATAGAATAAATGAATTCTTATCTGATGGTGCTGCAGTAGTATATCGTACAGACTCATATAGTATAAGTGCAACTCCTGGAGATACTAAAGTTTGGATTTTAAATAATAATACTGGTGCATGGGATTTAGTCGATCCTGCAAATTATGTTGTTACAACAGATAATAAAATTACATTTAATTCTGCTCCGCCTGCTCCAGTAGTTACTGGTAGAGATAATGTAAGAATTCAATTTAAATCTACAACTGATGATTTAGCAAACTTAATAAATAAATGTAGATTCTGCGTACCTTTTGGTTATCAAGGAAACAATCAAAGACTATTCTTTAGTGGAAATCCTGACCAACCTAATGTTGATTGGCATTCTGATTTAGTAGCAAGTCAACCTGACCCTACTTATGTACCTGATGATTCATTTGCTGTTATTGGTTCTCAACCTATTGTAGGTTATTTAAGACTTAGTGATGGAACTTTAGCTATTTTGAAAGGTTTAAGTGATACTGATTGTAGTATATATTATAGAACTTCAAATGCTCAAGGAAAATGGGATATATTTCCATTACTTAGTGGAACTAAAAATGTTGGATGCTTAACACCTTATTGCTGTGTTAATGTTCAAAATAATGCTATGTTCTTAGGAGAACTTGGAGTTTATCAAGCTGTTACTGGTGAAGCAAGTTCTACATTAGAAAGATATGCTGATAATAAATCTTATTATATAAATAAAAAGTTATTATCAGAAGCGAACCTAGATAAATCTAAAGCGATTTCTATAGGTAGTTTATATTATTTATTTGTTAATAATAAATTATATATCTGTGATACTTCTAAAATAACTCAAGCTAAAAATAATAATATAAATCAATATCAATGGTGGCCATGTGATTTAGGAATTAATGTTACAGCTATTACAAGATGGAATAATAAAGCTATTATTGGTGATAGTGAAGGTTATATTAAAATGTTTGGTAATGATTATGTAGATGAATTATATATTGATGATACTTTAGAAATACCTCAAGCAGTAACTAAAGATGTTGATTGTTATTTTGAAACTATTCCGTTTGATTTTTCTACTAGTAGTGTTTTAAGAAGTGTTAAAGCTAAAACAACTAGAGCATTTACGTTAAATTATATCGCCCCTGAAACAACGAAGTTCGAATTCGGTTATAGAACTATCGATGAAGATAAGGTAGAGAGTGAAGAAATATATAAAGTAGTAGATGAATCATTTGATAATGATTTAAGTGAATATGTATATTTACCTTATGGTACTAAATTACAATTTGATGATACTATAACTTATAGTGCAAATCATGATGGTATATTAGGTTGGTATTATGGTACTCAAACTGATGAAATAAAAACTATATTTGGTTTTTATGTAAAAGATGGAATTATTACAATGGGAACATTCTCAATTGATGTTACCGATCCTGATAATTATGAAGTTGAAGTATTAAAAGAAATATATAATAGTGTTGATGGTTATAAAATGACTTCACTAATACTAAAGAAAAAATTAGATTTATTAAATCTATTTGTTGATGATACTATTGATATAACTCCTAGTGGACCTGATAGTATTACTATAGTAAATCCTACATTAAACGATATTCCACAAACTATCAATATTAAAGAAAAAGCTAGAAAAATAATGTTCTTAAAATTCTATGTAGAATCTGAAAAATATGCTTGTGAATTTGATAGAATATTCATTGACTTCAGAATGGCTGGAAAATATAGAGGTGAGTAGTTATGGCTGATATTACTAAGGTTTATAAAAATTGGCCTGCTTATGATGATGACTTAGCTAATAAAGCTTATGTTGATAGTGAAGTTGAATCATTAGCTAGTGGTGATATAAGTGCTCTTAAAAAAGCTGTAGAAAAAAATACTCAAGATATTGATACTGCTGAACGTGATATTGTAGATTTAAATAATAACAAATTGAATACTAGTGTTTATGATACATTTATATCTGAACAATATAATCCATTAGTTGTTAAGGTTGATGGTAAAATTGAATCTTATTATCAAGCTACCGATCCTTCAACTAATTGGATTACTGGTTTAGAAAAGAATTCACATGTAGGAGATATTTGGTATGATACTACAACTCAAAAAACTTTAGTATATTATAAAGATACTTCTACAAGTCCAGTCACTTATTTCTGGCAATGGCAAAATGTTCCAATAGAACTTATTGATAGTGTTAATGGTAAAGCAAAGATTTATTCTGGAGTTATACCTACAGATTATGTAGCTGGAGATTATTGGTTAATACCATTAAATTGTTTTTCTAATACATATTCATTAACTTATCAAAGTGGTGAATTCTCAGTTGGTATGAGAATTGCTCTAGGTAAATATACTTTTATAGTAGATACTGTAGATGCTAATAATGAAATATTAACTTATCACATGGATGTTCCAATAGCAAGTAATTATGATTTAACTGAAACATTAACTGATACTAATATTACTGTAAATATTACATCTACTTCTTCATTTACTTTACCAAATAATTGTTATGGTGGTTCTATATGCGTAGCTACTCAAGATGGAACTATTTATGATTCTACTAAATGGTTAAATAGAAATGATTATATACCTCAAGATAAAGCTGATAATTATGCTTTACAAACTGATGTTAATAATTCTATAAATGAAGTAAATACTAATATTGATAATACTGCTATAAATATAAATAATACTATTAGAGATAATGTTAATACTTTAAATAATACTATAGATAATAATTATAGTGATTTGAGTAATGTTATAAATACTAATAAAGATAATACTGATTTAGATATAGCTAATTTAAGACAAGAAGATATTGATATAAGAACTACATATAATGGTGAAGTACAAAGAATTGATAATGATTTAATAGAATTAGAAGATAGAATTGTTAGAAATATTCGTAATACTTCTGGTGGTAATAATTTACTACGAAATAGTGTTGGTTTTAGAAATAGATTATATTGGAATGATGAAATATCTGGAATAATTGAACAGCAATATTCTACATTTGCTGGTAAAGAAATTACAGTTAATTTTAGATATAAAAAGACTGATTATAATCAAGCTACAATAGTTATAGGTTATTATGAAAATGGAATATTTGTGGAAAGATATACTATATTAGATACTTCAGAACAAGTTGGAGTATGGAGTGATGTTTCATATAGTTATGTATCTAGTATAAATAATCCAGTAATAAGATTTAATGCTAAATTTGATGGAGTGCAAGATAATGATGCTGAAAATAATGGTACTTCAGGTTCTAAATTAGTATTTACTAATGGTTTAGAAATTACAGATTTAATCATTGGTTATGGTTCTGGTAAAGGATGGAGTCCATATTTTAATGAATTATATGGTAAAACATTTAATTTAGATATGTATGGTTTTGATATTAGAGAAGTTGCTTCAGATAAAAGCATGCACTTAGATACTAATAGTTTAGATTTTAAAGATATTTATGGTAATATAGAATCAGTATTTAGTAAAGCTGAAACTAGAACAGATGCCGTAAATGTTAATAATAGTATAAATATTGGTAATTTAAATATAGTTAAAATAGATGATAATAATATTATAGAATATTAGAAAGGATGTGTTATAATGGCTTCAATAAGTCCTACAACGTTACAATGTAGTGCTGAACCTCATTCTGGTAAAAACGCATATTTAAAATTGACTATTACAAGTATTAGTGATTCTGATGCTAGTACAAATAAAAGATATGTTGGTTGGAAAATAACAGTTGAAGGAACTCCTTGGTCAGCTTTAAAAGCTAGATATGCTACTCTTGGAGGTCATGAAATTAGATCGTTAAATACTACTCAAGTTACTAATTGGAGTGCTGGCCAACAATTAGATTCAGGTAATGAAACTTATGATAATGATTCAGCTGGTAATCTTACTTTATATGCTTATTTAAAACAATTATTTTATTATAGTTATTCTGATACTAGATGGAATAATAGTACTTCTCAAGCTGCTGATGCTAATATGGTATGTTCTCAATTACCAAGATATGCTAATTTGACTAAATATGAAATTGGTTCTATAGAAATAAATAAATTCACAATTAATTGGAATGCTGACGCAGCTTGTGATGCTGTACAATACTCATTAAACGGAGGAAGTTGGACTAATACTAGTGGATTAAGTTTTAGTATTAGTGGTTTAACTCCAGGTCAACAATATAATATACGAATCAGAGTAAAACGTACTGATTCTCAATTATGGACAACATCTGGTTATTTATACCCTACATGTAAATCATTACCTACAACAAATACTCCTAGTAATTTTAATTTAGGAAGTAATCTTACAGCATCAATATCTAGTACTAGTAATTTATCTAAATGGTATTGTGATGTGTATGATGGAAGTACTAAAATAGCATCTTCTGGAGATGTTACATCTACATCTAAAACTATTACTCTTACAAATTCTACATTAATAAATAATATGTTAGCTAGACATCCTAATGATAATAGTTGGACTATAACAGTTAAATATTATTGTGTAAGTAATGGAACTACATATACTCTAACACAAAGAACTTGTACTTGTACTATTCCTAGTGGTCAATATACTCCTACATTTAGTGTAAATAATTTAAGCTATGAAGTTACAGATTCACAATCTCTTAATTTGACTGGTTCAAATAAAAAAGTAATTAAAGGAATATCTGATATATTAGTTACAATATCTCCAGCAAGTCCTAATGGTAGTGCTAGTATAGTATCATATAATGCTAATTCTGGAAATTCTACAGGAAGTACTACTAATATATCTTCTCCTACTATAAGTTTAAATAATGTTACAGCTAATTCAGTTACAGTTCAAGCTGTAGATAGTAGAACTAGAACTACTAATGCTACTAAAAATTATGATGCTTTTATTGATTATTTTGCTCCTACTATTTCATCAGCTTCAGTTAATAGAATAGATGGTGTTAGTACTAATTTAGCTGTAAATATTACAGGTCGTTATTGTAATTGGTCTGGTTTATCTACAACAAATATAATTGAACAAGTTTCTATTCAATATAAATTAAAATCTGCATCTACTTATACTACTATAAGTGGTATAAATTTGAATATAACTAATACTAATGGAACATTTACTATTACTGGAAATATTACAGGAAATTACTTCGATGTTTCTAATGAATATGATGTATTGTTAACATTTAAAGATAAAATAAACAATTTACCATATCATGCTTCTATACATACTGGTGAAGCTATATTATGGAGAGATACTGCTAACAAAAGAATTGGTATTGGTAAAAAACCTACAAAAATGTTAGATATTGCTGGAAATGCTGGTATAGATGGACAATTACTTAAAAATGCTGGTAGTAGTTGGGTTAAAGATAGAGATGTAGCTCCAGTTAGAAATAATAATACAAATCAAGGTGGAGCATATTATTCAGTAGTATCTCAAAAAACAAAAAATGGAAATTGGACAATTGGTCAATTAAGTGGAGAAGATTTATTATCATTTAATTATACTACTGATACAAATTATAATAACAATAATAATACTAGTGCGAGATGTTATTTGAAAAATGGAGATACTGGTAGAATACTTACTATGAGTGCTGTATATCCTGTAGGAGCTATTTATATAAGTGCTTATCCTACAAGTCCAGCTAGTTTATTTGGTGGAACATGGACGCAATTGAAAAATCATTTCTTGTTTGCTACTAATGCAACTAGTGGTAATAAAGGTAAAGATGCTTCTTCAAGTCATACCGGTACAGCTGTTACAGGTACAAAATTAACAGCGGCTCAAAGTGGTGTTCCAGCACATAATCATGGTGCTAGTAGTGATAGTCAAGGTTCGCATAACCATGAAGTATATGTTAATGGTGATACTAACTTCCCATTAATTACTTATCCAGGTTGGACTGGTGGACAAAGTGGTAGAGGTGCTAATGTTCAAAGTACTTATAATGGTTTTAGAACTTATACAGGTTATAATGGTGGACATAGTCATGGTATTACTGTTAATAATAATACAGCGAAAGATGCTACATCTACACACAATCATACTGTATCAAGTATTGAAGTATATGTATGGCAAAGAACTGCTTAGGAGGTTAATATGAAAGAAAATATTAAAGTATATAATGAAGATAAAACTGAGATATTAGAAAATTATGATTTAGAAAAAGGTTATTTAGTTGATGATATTTTAAAAATTCATGAAGATGCTGTAAAAGGACAAAAAGAAGAAGGACATTATGAAGTTATAGCAGAATATGATAATGGTGGAAAAGACGTAGTATGGGTAGTTGATAAACCTTACATCGAATCTAAACCAGAATATAATGGAGAATTAGCTATTAAAATATATATAAAATATTCAGATGATGAATTATTAAAATTGCAATATAAAAAAGAAATTGAAAATCTTAAAAGAGAATTAGCTTCTACAGATTATGAAGCACTTAAATACGCTGAAGGTTGGTTTACTGAAGAAGAATATAGTCATATTAAAAATTCTAGAGAAGCATTAAGAATTAAAATTAGAGATTTAGAAAGTAAATTATAAAGTTTCAATGTTTACATAATTTTAGCATATAATATTATTAGAAGGAGGAATAATATGAGTGATACTAGTATTGTATTATTGCTTGGTTTTGTAGGAAGTTTAATTTGTGTTATGACTCCTATATTAAAGCTTAATGCTTCGATAACTAAATTAAATACTACAATGGAATTTATGAATAAAAAATTAGAAACTAATGATAAAAAGTTTACTGAACATGATAATAGATTAGATAATCATGAAATAAGATTAGATCGATTAGAGCATAAATAAGTGCTCTTTTTATTTGAAAATATTTAAAATACATTATTTTGCATATAATAATATAAAGGAGAATGATAAGTATGAATCAATCTGACTATATTACAGCATCTAAAAATTATGCTAAAAATGCTCAAGATGCTTATGAACAAAGTTTATCATATTTGTTGACTGGTTTAGATGAAGCAAAAGCTTTAGACCAACAAGCTGCTAATGTAAGATACGATAATTTAATTACTAAAATTCGTCAACAAATTCCAGGTATTCAACAAGAATTTGAAAGAAACACTAAAGCAGCATATATCAATAAACAACAAAACTTACAACAAATTGATGCTGATTTAAATAGATTAGGAGTTAATACTCAAGGTTTTGGAGTAACTCAAAGATTATTAAATGAAGTTGCTTATGGACAAAATTATGGTAATTTAGTATTAGATTATAATAATGCTATGAGAGATGTTGCTAATCAAGAAGTTAATGCCTTAGGAGATTTAAATGCTGATTTAGCAGACTTAGATGCTGCTTATGCTAAAGATAAATTAGATACTCAAAAGTATATTGGTGAACAAGGTAGAGATGTATATAATACTGAATATAAAAACTATTATAATGATTTACAATATCAAGATGATTTAAAACAACAACAATGGGAAAATGAAATGGCTGAGAAAAAGCTTGAAGAACAAAGAAAACAACAAGCTTGGGAAAATGCATTTAAAGAAAAACAATACCAAGACCAAATTGCTCAACAACAATGGGAACGCCAATTAGCTGAAAAAGAATATCAATTGAAAGTTAAACAAGTTAATGCTTCTATATCTGCTTCACGAAGTTCTAGTTCTAGTTCTGGTTCTCGTTCATCTAGTGCTTCTAGTTCTAATGATAAAGTTGTAAATACTAATTACTGTATGAATCCTGATGCATTTAGTTCTCAAAAAGGATTTAATGAATATAATGCTTTATTGACTCAAGTTGCTAAACAAGGTGGAATTAAAACATCTATACTTAATGAATACTTAAATCAAGGACAAAAGAATGGAGTATTTAGTAGTAAAGATGTAAGTGCTATAAAGAAACAATTTGGTATATAATTAAGGAGGTTAATTTATGAGTAGTTTTACAGATGATTTTTTTAGTAATTCAAGTAATAAATCTACTTCTATTAAATCAACTACTACCTCTACTAAGAAAAAGAAAAAAGAATATGATGTAAATAATTTTACTGAATCATTCTTTAGTGACAGTGATAATTCAACTACTACTAAATCTTCTTCAAGTACTGGTAATGATTTTTATGATGAATATAATGCTTTTGTTGATGAGTTAAATGGTACTAGACAAGAGTATTATACAATGCTTCAAAAGAATGAAGAAAAAAGACAACAAGAAATTGCTAAAAGAAATAATGGACAAGCTGAAGCTTATTATGAAAGTAATAAAAATGAACTTAAAAAACAAAGAACTAAAAACTTAATATATAATTGGAATTGGCAAGATTCTGGTGGAAATTCATATGATTATGGTTCTGTACCTATTCAAAATGAAAAAGGTTATTTGAAGAAAACTGATTCTGAAGGTAATGTTTATTGGGTAAATGCTAAAGAAGATTTATTATATGATGCTAATGGTAATTTAATAAATGATGATAGATTAAAAGATGCTAACTTCATTAATAGTTTAAAATATGAATATGATACTAATTCTAAAAGTATTATAAATACATCAGCTTTAAAACGTGGTGATAGAGTTGGTGTATCTACTATTGATTATGATAAATATAAATTCTTAATTGATAATGAAAATAATAATATTGAAAATAATCGTAAAAAATGGGAACAAGATTATCAAAAGAAAACTCAACATTTTAATAACGATATTGGTAAATACAGTAGCATAAATAATAATTATGTTAATAAACATGAAAAAGATGGATGGATTATACAAAATGGTAATTATTATAAACCTATTGAAACTCAACAAGCTCCATCTGAAGATTTTGTTGGACCTATGCCTTCAACTGGAGGTCGTAATTATAGTTTAGTTACAGATATAACAGTTAATGGTAAAAATTATGAATTAGTAACAGATGAAAAACCTAGAACATTTGTTGATAATACTAATTTTAAAAATCCTTATGATAATTATAGAAATGTATATGCTGTTAATTTTGAAAAACTTAATAAAGCTATTGAAAATGGAGATGTAACAACTGCTAATAATGCTTTACAAGAAATAAATAAAAAATATTTTGGTCATCAATATGAAGATGGATGGTGGTCAGCATTATGGAATAATAATTCAGATGATTGGTTATTTTTTCAAAATAGATTTAGTCAAAATGTTGAAAAATTAAATGTTATAAATGATTCATTAAATAATACTCAAGATGCTGACACTATAAATGCTTTAAATGAAGAAAAGAATAAATTAGAATTAGAAAATACTTTAATTCAATATAATAGATTATATGCTTATCATTCAGATATGAATCTTATTGATAAAATGGATTCAATTACTAAACCTGTTGATGAAGCTTGGGACAAAGTTGGTCAATTATGGAGTAAAACATTAGATGAATTTAATGATGGTTATGATTTTGGTGATATATTTAAAACTGCTAAACATACTATAAATAATTCAATTCAAACTATTGGTGTTTTAGGAAAACAAACTAATGCTGGAATTCAAGGTATTGAAACTTTAGCATTTAGTGATATGGATGATGGTGAATTTAAAGATGTTTGGTTACCTGCAATTACAGATGTAGCAACATACATGATACCTTATGTTGGTCAAGCTAGAATGTGGATTAACTATGCTGAACCTGGTTCTGTAGTAGTTGCTGGAGTTACTCGTGAAGGTAGTGCTACTATTGATTCAGCTAATGGAACTCCAAGAGTACCTGATGCAAAAAATATATTTGGTGCTGCTGTAAATATAGCTGCAAATTATGCATCTGATTATATATTTAGTAAAGTAAGAAGTCAATTTAGTCCTGAAACAATTAAACAATTTTATCAACAAAGTGGTAAAGCTATAGGTTTAACTATTTTGAAAGAAGCTGGAGGTGAAGCTCTTGAAGAATTTGTTCAAACTTACGCTGAAGCTATGCAAAATATGGAAGGTGATTTAAGTTGGGACTTCTTCAAAGAACATACTAATGAAGCTTTAAAATCTGCATTAATTGCATTTGTTACTGCTGGAGGTGCATCTACAGTATCTATTGGAATTGGTACTATGCGTGGAACTGGTACTATTGAAACTAATGGTGATGCTGTAGATAATATTAGAATAAATAGAGATATTAAAGAAAATTCTAATACTACATTATTTAATGTATCTAATACTAAAACATTTGAAAACTTAGATTATCAATCTACTAAAGTTGAT